TCTGGGATAAGCTCACCCTCTTGTGTATATACGGGCTGCTCTTCTACTGGAAAGTTGTAGCTGTTGGATTGAAAGTCTAGCATAGCGCGTTCTCCCTTGCGTCTATTGTTTCTGAGATCAAGAATCTAAGATCGTTCCTATCTTTGCCGAACATCTTGATCTTTAGTTCATGTCCATCGCCATCAACAAAGCTGATTTCTTTGACGGCAAAGTTGTCATGGATTGTTACTTTAACCCTGACGTTTGTTACTCTGTTTGCTGATACTTCCATTGTGTTCTCCTTAGAAGTTTATTTAAAGTTTATACCATAGTATATGGTCGGACGCTTTTATCAATTTTAATCGTTTCATTTTACGCAACGTCACGGCATGAAGATCACGCCTAGTGTCGTTACCAAAAGGATTACGATGTAGAGTCCGAAGATTAGCTTGTCTTCACGGTCGCCCATGTTGAAGCCCCTTGTTGATAGAGTTGATAGAGTTGAGAGGAGCCGAAGCTCCCCTCGGGGGTGACTTACGCCACCCGTTCTCTGAGCTTGTTGAAGTTAGCAGGTTTGGCAGCTTTGCTGGGGGCTGGGCGCTTGTTAGGTGTCCAGACCTCACCGCCTGTGAGTTGCAAGTAAACCTCAAGGTCTGCATTATGACGAGCTTCAAGCTCTTCGAGTTCTGGATACAGTGTATTGATCCAGCGTTCTGTGCGTTCCATTGAGTATGTATTCTTCTCTTCGACAGCCAAGTCGTATTCAGCAAGTGAATCAGCGATCTGTTTCTTCTTGAAGGTGAGGCTGTTGTGAGATGTGTAGCAGGCATCGCGGCCTAGTCCGATAAGGAATCGGTCGTTGACTACTGGACCGTCAGCTGACGGCTTGTCTGTAGCGTGATAGTTAATAACATCTAGTTTAAGTTGAGCCAATTTAGATACGTTAGTCATTTCCTAGTTCTCCTGTTAGTCAAGAGGCCAACCCTCTTGATGCAGACCCAGAGACATGCCCACAAATCCCAGCTTGCTGGGGCTTGACGTTCGCAACTGCTTTCCTCACCAGACGCAGGCTGGACTAGGCACAACGCCAGCCACACACACAATGGCCAATGCTAAGAATGGAAAGTAGTTGCGAATGTTTTGTGGAGCCTGTCACGCAGGGCAAGACAAGAGGTTGGCTGAATTGACAGGGAGAACGGCGGCAATGCCTATCTAAATGGGCGATACTTACTGGATGTGGGGTGTAGTACGTTTAGCGCGTCAATAGCTAAAGGGGGTAGTATGATACCTATTTACGTTAGTGACGCTACGTCACATATTGACAAGGCAGTTCAGAATAGTGCTTGTTTGGGGGGAGAGAGGGAGAGGGGGGCAAGCAATGGGATTAAGTGATGGTATGGACAGATGAATAAGGTTCCGAATACAAGACAGCTGACTAAGAAACAGACAGCATTAGTTGACACCATTGTAGCAAGAGGGTGTACGATAGCTAAGGCAGCAGAGGCCGCTGGATACAGTGCTGGTGAATCAGGAAGAGTAACAGCTACCAAGACTATGAAGCTACCACATGTGCAGCAGTATCTAATGCAGAGGATGAACGAGGAGTTCGGGCTGAGTGCTACCTTGGCAGCTGGAACGGTGAGACGGCTAGCCATGGGGGCTAAGTCAGAGTACGTTCAGCTAGAAGCTAGCAAGGATTTACTAGACCGGGCAGGCTATAAGCCCATAGATCGTAGTCAGGTTCAGGTAGCTGGTGATATCAGGGTAAGTATAGACTTAGGTTGAGTTTCTCTGGGATTAGCAAGGCGTAAGACTGGCTAGATACAGGGGGGTGGGGAAAAACTAGGGCGTAGCTAGTGTGACATGGTCCCCCACTCTCATTATTTCCCCACAAGGCTCGCCGGGATACTCCCTGCTGCTGGAGGCTAGTAGATTCTGTGCGGTTGATAATTATTTTTTCTTTAGCTAAGGTCCGATTAACGGATGCACGGAGATTGTTATGTCTGAGATAACCAAGCTAGACAGGGCTTATACAAGGTTACTTGCTAGAGAAAAGTCTATCATGGCGCGTATGGCTGCTCCCGGTGGTGATACAAGGAAGAATGAGACTTTACTTCGAGAGATTATTTTTAAGCGGCAAGATGCTTTGGCATCCTTGGCTGAAGCTGATTATGAGGCTTCAGAAAAAAAGAAGGCTAAAGAAGAAGCGCGAAGGAAGAAGGACCGCCCAAAGGTTAAGGAGAAGCTCAAGTCTCTCTCTCGACGTGGTGCTGGCGGTGGCGGTGGCATGAACCTAGCAAGCAGAGGTCGTTCCCGTAGTATGTTGCAGATGGCAAAGGATGCCAGAGGTCCACTCAATGAGTAGATTTAAAAAGAACCCAGAGCAGACACCTTCTCGTGATGACATGACGAAGGTCAAGGCTGCATTAAAGAGTACAGGTTATGGTAGCGAAGAAGCATCAGAATCCTAGCGGTGGCTTGAATGCTGCTGGTCGCGCTTACTTCAAGCGCACGGAAGGTTCCAATCTCAAGGCTCCTGTTAAGAGCGGAGACAATCCTCGTCGCGCTTCTTTTCTTGCAAGGATGGCTGGCAATAGCGGCCCTGAGCGGAACGCCAAGGGTGAACCCACCCGTCTTCTTCTTAGCTTAAAAGCATGGGGCGCGTCTTCCAAAGCTGACGCACGGAAAAAGGCAGCAGCAATTACTAAAAGGAATAAGGCCCGTGGGTAACAACACACTAAAGAAACCGATTACTAAGCAAGCTGTGTATGAGCGGTTGAGTAAGCAGCTCGATGACATGGATAAAGCAAAGAACAATAAGCCTCTCAAGGTTATTAAGCGCGCTATTATCAAGGCGTTTAACTTGAAGCGCATCCCTGAGAAAAATGACGTTTACTCCGCCAAGCACTATTCATTGCTGAAGCGCGTTGAGAAAATGGAAGCTGACATGATTAAAGAGGGGAACAAGTAATGTGTTTTGGCGGCAGTAAAGGCAAAAGCGTTTCTCAGATGTACGATGAGCAGAAGGTAGACTACGGGGCGCTCCCTTCTCTTTCTCAGAAGAAGGCTGATCGAAAAGCTCCTGAGATGAAGGATGTCGAGACACCAGAGCAACGTGCTGGCAGCATTCGGCGCAGTTTATTAAACCCTTACGGATAGGATGAAGCATGGCTTGGGTATACGCAAACGACAATACACCTTACGATGGTCCCACTCACACCCTTGCTGGAACCACATATACAGGCGCAACGCGAAAGCCGGGTACTAAACGTCTGCTTTTCATTGCAGATGCAGAAGTAAAACCAGCCAAGAAGAAGCCAAAGGTTAAAAAGAAGTGAGTTTTATCAGCACCTTAAAACCCATGGAGCTACAAATGCTCCGTGGTATTGTTCGTAAGACTGAGTTTGCTTACGTTGAGGCCAAGCACGGCAAGTCGTTTGTCACAGATCAAGAGTGCGACAAGCTAATTGAAAGCATAGGCCCAGAGGTCGTGCAGCGTATGATTAAGTTCGGCGTGGATAAAGGACTGCGATAATGAGCCTGTATGAAAACATAAATGCGCGTAAGAAAAAAGGCATTAGTCGCTCTAAGAAGAACTCTACAATTAGCGACAAAGCCTACAAGAATATGAAGGCTGGCTTCCCAAAGAAGAAAAGCCTATTGAAGAAGAATGGTTGACTTCAAATACAAGCCAGATGGTGATGTCCTCAAGGGCTTTATGAAAGACAACACTTTCTTTCGTGGAATCCGAGGCCCCGTTGGCTCTGGCAAATCTGTTGCTTGCTGTGTCGAAGTATTCCGCCGCGCTCTGGAACAGAAGAAAGCGCCTGATGGTACTCGGAAAAGCCGCTGGGCGATCATACGGAACACCAACCCACAGCTTAGAACAACGACAATCAAGACTTGGTTAGACTGGTTTCCTGAAGCTGATTGGGGAAAGTTTACTTGGTCAGTCCCATATACACACAACATTAAAAAAGGTGACATTGAACTTGAGGTTATCTTCCTTGCATTGGATCGCCCCGAAGATGTCAAGAAACTCCTATCTCTGGAGCTTACTGGTATCTGGATTAACGAGGCGCGTGAAATACCTAAGAGTATTATTGATGCCTGTACTATGCGTGTGGGCCGTTATCCTTCTATGCGTGATGGCGGTCCTTCTTGGACTGGCGTCATTGCCGATACCAACGCTCCTGAAGAAGATCACTGGTGGCCGATTATGTCTGGAGAAGTACCAATCCCAGATCATATACCGCGTGAGCAGGCTAAGATGCTGGTCAAACCGGACAACTGGAATTTCTTTACGCAGCCCCCTGGCATGGTCGAAAAGAAATCGGAAGAAGGCGAGATAGAAGATTACGTTCCCAGCAAAGACGCTGAGAACCAGAAGAACATGATGAAAAGCTATTACCCTAATTTGGTGCAGGGTAAAACTAAGTCTTGGATTGATGTGTATGTTATGAATAGACTGGGCCATATCCAAGAAGGAAAGCCTGTGTATCCAATGTTTGCAGCAGAAGTTCATGTCGCTAAGGAAGAAATACCTATAGCGGCCAACGTGCCTCTGTATGTAGGCGTGGACTTTGGGCTAACTCCTGCCGCTGTTATAGGGCAGAAGGTGCGCGGAAGATGGTTTGTTCAGTCTGAGATCGTAGCTATCGACATGGGGATCGTTAGATTCTCTGAAGTTCTACGAGAAGAATTGGCGACTAGGTTCGCCGCCGCTGGTGAAGTCATTATATTTGGCGATCCATCGGGTGATTTCCGCGCGCAAACTGATGAGTCAACTCCCTTTCACATCATGCGCGGAGCTGGCTTGAGGGCGTTCCCAGCGCCTTCCAACTCTGTTGACCTTCGACTTGAGGCTGTCTCCTCCCAGCTGACCAAGATGGTAGAAGGGAAGCCAGCGATGTTAATAGATCGGCGCTGTCAGCAGCTAATCAAAGGCTTTGACGGCGGATACGCCTACAAGCGCATGGAGGTTTCTGGTGAACGGTTTGCAGATAAACCTGACAAGAATATGTTTTCCCACGTCCACGATGCAGCACAATACTTGTTTCTGGGTGCAGGCGAGGGCCGCGCTCTTATGAATAGTCAGAAGCCAGCCACTCCTACAGTGGCTAAACGTGACTTTGATGTCTTTAATAAAGGCCCAGCCAGACGAAAACGGCAGGGATTATGGGCGCGAATGTAGTTTGTGCGTTGAGTTTTTGTAAGTTTCGTGCTTACGAAGGGTAAAGCAAAGGAGATTTACTATGTGTTTTGGTGGCGGTGGTCCTAGTGAAGAAGAGAAACAAGTTTCTGTAGATCAGTCACTTGAAGCTGATGCAGCAAAGCGTGAAGCAGCAGAAGACGCAGCTAAAGTAAAACGCGAAGACATTGGTGAAGCCCTTGAGGCTCGACGTACTGGTGAAGGTCGAGGTGGCGGTGGTGGCCGTGGTCGCAGGTCTCTATTCCGCAGCGGCGGAAGTGGAGCAGGCTTTATTGGTAGGTTCAATCGGTAATGGACAAACTAGCTAAACAATATATCCAGCGTTATCAAAAGGCTAAGGCTTTGCGAGAACAATGGGTTCCGTTGTTTGAAGAATGCTATGAATACGCTCTTCCACAACGCGAGTCGTTTTATTCTGAAACCCCCGGTGAACGCCGTGACGACAAGATTTTTGACGAGACCGCAGTTGT